AATAGTCTCTCCACCTCTGCAACGAGGTTTGACGTGATCGAGTGTAAGTTCTTTAAGTTCATAAGTTTCTCCGCAATAAACACATTGACAATTAAAATGCTCTTTAATCGCACGCCTCCAAAGGCGCTTTGCTTCGGGGCTTGTCATGGTTATTAAGTTGTGTAAGTAATGTTTTGGACTAGGTAGTAGAGGGGTCATTTACGTATTTTGAGTCTGCTTTTCCTGTTCTTGGATGGACTTTGGAGTCTTCCCTTGGTCGTACTCCCCTTATAGTGAGCAGCGTCTCTGTTATCACCATTTCCATAGGTACCGAGCTGCCGGTTAAGTCTGTTTGCATTGACACGTAGTGCTAATCCCTTTTTTGTTTTGTTGTATTGTTTTTGTTGCTTAAGTCTTTTTGCTTTAGCTTTTGGGTTGGATCGGTAGTATTCAGCTGTTCCTGCCATAGAGTTTTGCCTGTACTAATTCTGGATCAACAGTTGGCATAACCTTAGATAGTTTCTCTAGAGGGTTTCCGTTATAAGCAACTCCGCTAATATCATTAGCTTTAAGCCAATCACAAGCTGCCTTTAAGTCTTGAGTAGTTGCCTCGCCTGCTTTAATACGAGCGAGGAACTCTTTAGTAACTAAGTTATGCAACTCGTTGAATTGATCTTCGGTTGCTTTCTTTTTCATTAATATTTTTTTGCTGTTTTAGCTGATCTTTTAAAGTTTGCTGCGGTGGGAGCACCTTTGCTTCCCGGTTTTCGCATTTTTTCGCCAGAGCCTTTTTTTATTCTTAGTCTCTTAGCGTGGATATTTGCATAGAGACCTCGTTTCATAAACCTAGTCCTTTCTTGACTATTGCAAGAGCTTTATCGTCTAGGTCGTTATCAGTTTGTTCTACTAATTTTTCTAAGCACTGTATTACAAAAATCTTGAATTTTTCTGACTTGGCAAAGCTTAAAATTATTGGTTTAAGGATTGTTAACATTGTTTCTAAGTGATGATATTGGTACTACGTCGTTGCACATATGTTCAACACGCGAACCGGGTCGAAGGGTGAATCCCTTTTGTTGTAGTTCGGCACATTTAAGAGCACGTACCAGCTCGTGGTCTAATCGCATTTTTTCCTCTTGTCTTTTAGCTATGCTTCTACATTGCTCAAGACCTCGTTTATCCAGAGGAACCATAAAGTTAATTTGAAAACCCCAGTTCTCATTTAGCTGATAACTAGAGGGATACAATCCTGTAGCATCTTCTTTTTCAGAATATGGATTAACATGGTTTCCCATGTAAAAGGGTGAAAAGGTCATAGTTGACCCATTACATGCGATACCACTTCCATAGTTCTGACGAGATGCAGCTCCATTGTTCTGGAACATCACTGCTTGATTGGTAACATTTCCCGTCGCGGCTGCAACCGGGTTGGATGTGTTATTAACTTCAGGTTCTTCTGCTAAAACAGGACTTATTGTGAGAAGACCGACAAGGATGTAGTAGTAGTATTTATAGTCCAATCTGTTGTGGCGTCTATTTCCTGTACTAATCCGGCAGCTCTTGATGTTGTTTCTAATGTCCAATCTTTCGTTACATCTTTGACCGCGAATGTTGTATCGGTTGCGGTAATGTTTCCAGAAGGCTCGACATTTGTTCCAGACCAACTTTTTACTGCTGCTCCAAAGACCTGTGTCTTTTTCACTTCTTTTATTGTTTGGGTAGTTGTTGTCGTTGAGTTCATACTCCCCTGTGTGAAATTGGGAGTTATTGTGTTTGCTCTCACTACTGCGGGTGACAACAGTGCTAAGAGAATAATCCATTTTTTCATAGTTTTGGTTTGGTTGTAGTTGTTCCGTTTCCGTTTCCATTCTTCTTTCCATTGCCCGTAGACAGCCCAAAAGTGGCTAGTGCGCCCGTAAAAATCGAGGCTACGAACGTGATATCGGCAGATGTATTTGATTTTTTAACCATAGGAAGTTCAACATAATTAAGAGTAATTATGAATCCACTCCATATGACAACTCCAAGACGAACAGCTGCACCAAGTACTGCCATTTGTTCTTCATGGTCATCTACATTTTCTTTAATTTTTTTTAGGAAACCTTTTTTTTCTTCTGACTTAGTTTCTTCCATGTTGTTTTTAATATTGGTTTCATGGCTGTAACAGCCCATTTAAATGCTGCTGTAGCTGTAAGAGTGGCTGCTACGGAAACTACCGCTGTAGTTCCAGCAGTAACAAGTATTTCATTTTCAGGTACAGGCATTTTGACATCAAACATTGGAATATCAATTTGCCTTATACCAGTAGCTTCAGGTTTTTCTTCTTCAGTTTCTGACTCTACGCCTTCTGGTGCTTGTAAATCACTGGGTGGAACAACTAAAGGAGTATAAGAAGGCACTTCTCCTTTAGGTAGTTCAAATTCAAAGCTTGGTAGTGTTACTGCTTCAGGTAAATATAATATTGGTAATTCAATCATTTAAGTTAAATAAGTTTTACCAACAACTGGTAAAGTGAAATCCACTACATCCATACTTACACTGTTTACGGCTGCTTTTGTATCCACAATACCTATTGCTGGTAATGTGAAATCTAAGAAATCCATAGATAAAACTTGTGCTGTTGTAGGTAATCCACCTCCACCTCCACCTCCAGTAGTACCTCCTTTCCAAGCATTACTAACGTTTATTTGAAATTCACTACCAGTTTTCCAAGTACCTGCGACATTAACGTAATAGGCATCTGCTTCTTTCCAAGTACCACTTACATTAACGTAAATAGTATTAGCCATCACTATGCTCCAAAGCGTACCTAGCGTCTGCCTCTTCTTTTGCTATGTATTCAAGATGTGCATTTTCACTAGCTAGTCGTTCGTCTATATAAGTATCAATATCAGATTGTGTAGCCGTAGAAGAAGCTTTAATTAACATTGTTCTAGAATCGTTAATTTCAACTGAATAATATGACATATTATTTACAGTATTTTCAGTTTTAAAAATTTTATAACTCATGCTTGACTCACCGAAAAATCATCAAAAATAACATAACCATCTGTACTCCCAAGATCACTAAAACGCTTTAAAGATACTGTAACGATACCTGCTGCGGTAGGAGTAAAAGTACATGATAATTCTCTCCATACCTGATTATTTGAACTACCTGTTGGAATATCAGCGGTAAGCGTACTGTTTAAACCTATGTCAGGATTAGGACTTACTATTAATTGACCATGTAATCCTTGACCACTAGATGCATATAAAGTGTCTTCCCTATACGCCCATACTTTTATAGTTACCAAACTACCACTGTTTACAATGACTTTCATAGCTTCTAACTCTATTATTTCATTCCAATTACCATTAAATTTCCAAGCATAACCACTAGCAGTATGTCTTGTAGTAGTTTCTGGTAATATTTCTTTGGTAGAACTACCGTAGTAATTTTTAATGACTCCAGATACACCGTCAAAATCTTTTGCTAACCATTTTGCTCCGCTGTATATAGTTGCACCCAACTGATTTCCAATAATCTCAAGCCCAACACTTCTTAATTCTGAATTGTTATAGAGAGTTATATAACTATCAATTTGACCACCATTAATTCTTAAGCTATGACCAGTATTTATAACCACAGCACGGGCATTTTCCCATGATCCCTCATTTCTCCATGTACCAGATCCTAAATTACCACCTCCATAATTTGGAACTCCCCAGCCCATTCTTTCAGCATTTCTACAATCAATCTCTTCTATAACATTACCGGGTCCAGCATTACTTACTACAAAACCTTGGTTACTAGGACCTTCAGCTATAAGTTTTTTAATTGTATTATTTATAGCACTTTTATTTCCACTATCTTCGAATTTACAACCATAACTTTGGTGTGCACCTCCAGCTCTTATTTCTTCAAAAGTGTTGCCTTGTACATTTTGCCCCATGTCAACTTGTCTACCTGTCCATAAACAATTAATTTTATTCCAGTGCATGTTGTATGTAGTCCAAAACTTAACAGCATAAGAGTTTTGATTTGCAGCTCCATTTGCATAACCTATATTAAAATCAGTATAACTAGCACTTGGATGTTGATTAGTTTGGGTACTACTTGAACCATAGAAATAGAAATTAGCATAACTTGAACTATTTGATTGACATCCTATTGCATATTTAAAATCACAGGCTCGCATATAGTGCATGCCATGAAATGCATTTCCATGCCACATATCGCTTGTACCAACATCTTTTAAATAACAACCTGCACTATTTAAACTAAATCCTTTATAAAAAGAGGTACCGTGTAATCTCTCAATTGTGACATTATTATTACCCGAATAAACCATTGTCATCAGACCATTTCCCCTTATAAAGGTATGTCCTTCTTGCGTTGACATATTAGTTGTATCCCAACCACAGCTTATGATTCCACCAGAGTCAGCTACTGTGTAAGGTGTGTTAGTCGTGTCATAGCTACTAAATGTACTACCAAGGTTTTCAAAATAAGTACCACTACTAATAATATTAAGGTTGTCCTCTATCCATTTTGGAATAATTGGTTCTCTTTTATAAATAGTTGCATTAGTACTGCTGAGTGAAAAATAACAACCGTTGTTAGCATAATAACTACCTCTAAAAATGGCTTGATAGCCACGAGCATAATTACATAGTGAAATAACTCCGTTGTCACATAGAAAATCCACTGGATACCATACAGGGTCATCAGCTGTATTTAGACCAATTAAACTGTTATGAGTTACGCTTGTAGCGTCAGAGGATGCTTTGCAAGCACAAATATTATTTATATAAAGTTCTCCTTGCGTTGAAGTAGCTTCGTCTTGGTAAATTGCAAGAGAGTTTATCCC